GGTTCATTTGCTAACTTTCCGGTTACTGATGGAAGTACAAGTTATAAAGCTTTAGATAATACAGATTCTGCCCCTGGTACTGGGTATAATCTTATAACTAATAGCGGTGGTGATGGTCCTTCAGGTATGAATGATGCTAAAAGTGCTGCTAGTAATACAAATACTGCCCCTAATGTTAGTAGATGGTCATCTGAAAGTGGTAAATCTTTTGTCAATGGTTCTGGTAAAAGTTTATCAACACAAAACGGTACATGGGAAATAGAAACAGAAAAAGAAAATTTACAAACTATAATTGAAGAAAATTTAAAACAACTTACAGATGTTGAACTTGAATTAGGTTTAGGTGGTAGTGAAATTATAGAAGTATCAAAACATAAATTAGAAACTATAGGCGTCTTAATGAATGATTTTGGAAGTATTAGATTAGATAAAATCGGTAAATTACTTTCTAATGAAATTTTAGTTGATGATGATGGTGTTTATGTTAATAAATCTGAAAGCCCGTTACTTGAATACGTGCACGTTCAAGACTTACCTGGTGGTAATTATACGTTAAATGTTTGTAACAGGTACAATGTTATGGTCGGTGCTGGTGGTTTAAGTATGAAATCATATGGACCAGTTAACATATCTGGAACTATTACCAATATTGCTGGTGAGCAAATAAATGTTGGTTCTGATAATGAAATTAATATAGATGCTAATACTATTAATATAAGTGCTGAAATTTTAAGACTAAGAAATAAAAGACAGAGACAAATTTTAGTGGAAAATAGTTTAGGTGTAAACAAAAACGTTATTATAGGCGGTGGTATGCACGTTGAAGGTGAAACATTCCTACAACATGTAACAGCTCCGAAAGAATGGCAAAGGACGGAATTAACTCGTGTTTTTGCTAAATTGTTATCTGGTTTAAGTTTCTCTGCTAGTATTGGTGGTGTAGCTTCTGGTCCCGGCGCTTCAGGTACTATAACATTAACATCTGACAGTAATGATAATAAAGTTCAATGTTATGACCATTCACACGCTTTTGTTAACTTACCACTTACGCTAAAAGATACCAATGAAGAGGTAAGACAGGCAGCTAAAGAGTTAAACTCTGGTAGCGAAAGAAGTGTTGCTGAAGCACAGCATAATGAATATAAGGGTTAAGTACTAATTTTATAATAATAAGATACCCAACCGGTCCTATAGTTTTTCGTCCACAAAAAAACCGCTTTATTTATTCCTATATCGCGGTTTTCTTTTTCTGATTCTATCCACTTTAATTTATTAATTTCCTGCATTTCCTGCTGAAGAAATTTGTAGTAAATAGAGTTATGGAACCCTTTTTCCATATAGATATTTAATTTTTTTTATATACAAAAAACAAAATTATCATTATTAAGCTGCACATACCTCCAAATAGATAGTTTAACAAAAGTATATAATTTGAATCCAATTCATTTATGGTATATATAAGAGCACTTAAGTATCCAATAAGACTTAAACCAAATAAAGAAATAGAAATATCTTCTACTTTTTTTGTTTTTAACGTTTTTGCAATTTGCGGAATGTAGCAAATTGCAAAGCAAATAGTATAAAGCCAGCCAAATATCTCCATTATAACGCTTCCATTTCTTCACTTTCAGTTAGAAAAAATTCTTCTCTCCAATCTTCTTCATCTATATCATAATGAGAACAAGCGTTACTAAGCGTATCAAAATATCTCCACCCATCTACAGGATAGGTATAATCATCTTTATTCTCTAAAGTTAGACTCCATTCTTGCGATTCTAAATGAGTTGCAAAAAGTAAAACTGGTCTTTTTGCTCCAACTTCTAATTTGTAAAATCCTTCTTCCATATTCTATTATAAACTTTAAAGTGATAGTGTCCACCCTTTATTAGTTGCTATTGCTTTATCTTCATTAGTTAAATCTGATGTATATGAGTTATTTGTTAATGTTAAAGTTGCTGAATGAGTAATAGTACAAAGTTGATTGAAAATTTCCAACATCGCATCTCTATTTAAAGGACAATATCGTAACGATACACTATATTTGAAACCAGTCTCAGCAGGAGAAAATGTTAATGTAACTGATGCACTAGACCAATTTGCAGAATCAAAAACCTGTGTAGTTGAACCTGCAGTTTGTTGTAAACCTACAACATAAGGACTATAATCCGACGTATCATAGAAATCCCACCTCATACCCCCTACACCAAAATCACTACGGCGAAACTGCCCATTGCCTCCGACTTGTAAATAGGTTCCATCGTTATGAAGTTCATAAAGACCATTAAGATCTGCATTATCACTAACTGTAAGATTAAATTTTGTATTACCTTCTCTTAGTGAACCTGGAAAATTTATTCGTGATAAATTACTCGTATTTTGAAACAACCTAAGATAATCGCCTGAATCATTTGCATAAGAAAAATCTATACCTTGTATGTATTGTAAATGAAAAGAATTATTAAAACATTCATAGTATTCACCATTACTAGGACCCTCTACCATACCTAAAACAGTCACATTTAATAAACTATAAGTATTCATGAATGTTCTAAAAAGAGAATTACCATTAGATAAAGCGGATACTTTAATCGGTGGTATTTCTTTAAGCGATTCCATACCATAAAAAGTTTGTTGCATATGTGTCGCATTTATAAAGTCCAATTCAGTATATTGAGAATCAAACCTTTCAATTTGTGAACCAGCTTGAAATAGATTTGTTACATTAGTAGCTCTTGTAAATTGACCAATATAAGGGAATTCTTTTAATGAATCTAAATTACCAAAAGCTTGAGTCATATCAAAAAGGTTAGTTGATCTCGTGATTCCATCAAGACCACCTGCTTCCATAAAGGCTGAAAAATCATAACACTCTCTACATCCATAAAAGATTCTATCTATTCCATTCCCATCTAATACAACTCCATTAAAACCTTGAGGAATTGCTTTTAAATCTAAGCAATTATAAAACATATAGTCTATACGAACAGAACTATTAGAACGAATACCAAGATATGGTATATATCTTAAATTTCTACAATCGTAAAAACATGCATAGAAAGAGGTGGAACTAGATAATTCTGAATCGCCAAATAAACCTGCTGGTAAATATCTTAAAGAAAAACATCTATAAAAAGTCTCGTGCATTCGACTTGGATTTTTGAACCAATATCTTTGAGGGTCTGCAAAATCATCAGGTAAAAACGTTAAGTCATAACATTGTCTAAAGGCACGAAGATAATCTCGTGTACCTGAATTATAGATATAAGGTACGAAAGGTATTGATCTTAATGATGAGCAACCACAATATAAACGTGCTGGTTGAGTAAGTCTATTGCTTGTTGTATTTCGTATTTCCAATTGTTCAAGCATTCGCATGGGCCTAAGATAATTTATTGTATGTGTTGTTGCATTTGAACTACTCACAAATAAATCTAATATATTAGGACCATCACGGTATGCAAATGATGCTCGTGTTGTGTATGGACCATCAACATCGAAATTAATTTGACCTGTACCAGATCCACCAAAAGAAACACCACTATTTAAAGTTACTTCAAATTTAGCTTGTCTATAACCTCTAAATGTTGTTGATTTCATTGTAGAGGTATCACTTGTTATATCATCATAATCATAAACGTGATAATGCGTTACATTTGAAGCAAGAGTTTCAGTATTACCATCGCCCCAATTAACTGTATATGATGAATTGTCATCAGTATCTAAATTAAAAGCGACATAATTTCTTGCAGCCCCTCCTTCGCTATTAGGATAGACAGCAACAAGACCTATAATTTTTTCAGGTACACCATCTGGTACATTTAAATCTAACCATTCAGTCGGTCTTTCCCACTGAAGATCTGTAATATCATATTTAAAACTTGATGGTGCAACAGAAGTTACATTGCCTGGTGATAAACTAGGTAAAAAACTCATGATATTTGTCCTCCTAAAAATGCATACTCAGGCGTTTTAAATGTTATTTGTGCTTGAGCAAACTGACCTTGCATATTACTTGCACCGTTAAATGAATTTAATCCTGATAAACCATTACCACTTGAAAAATTAACATTGTTATTTGTTTCAGCAATAAATGAAGTTACATGACCTGATACTTGGCAAGAAACTGTAACTGTCATTGGACTTGGATTTTGTAATAAAACTGTTGCACCTCTATGCTCTTCACCTAAAGTAAAATCAGCTGATTCACTTACAAATGATGTATCTGACAAAGTAATTTTACCGACCGTCGTTTTTCCAACGATATTGACATTACATGATGCTGTTAAATTATTACTATATAAATTATATTGTGAACTTAAATTATTTACAAATGTTGTACAATCTGCATTTGTAGTCATATTAGAACCGATAATAAATGATTTACTATGACATATTTTATTATTTACACCACCTAATATACTACTAGAATGACCTGTATAAACTTTATTATTGCAACCGGCACCTATAAATGAATCTGTACTGTATGCTCTATTATTACGACCACCAACAATAGTTGCTGCGCATGCAGTTGCTTCATTACCAAAACCACCCACAACTACTGAGTGACTAGCAGTAGCACAATTAGGTATACAAAATACACTAACCGGTCGATAACCGCCACCCACAACTACTGAACAATTACCACTAGCTATATTATCTCTACCTCCAACGACGATTGAATAATTACCAGTAGCACAATTACCACTACCAGCTAGAATACCACTACTTGATGAAGCTCTATTACTAATCGGGTTTGCTATTATATTGCCCGTTGCTGATAAATTAGCAACTTGTATATCATTAGTTGTTATTTTACCATTATCAGTTACACTTTGTAAAGTTTGTGATGGAAATGAAGTACAAACTCTATTACCATTATCATATATCTCATTACCGTAAATATTATTTGCACTTAACCCCCCTGAAGCACTTATATTACCAGCCACGGTTAATTTTTCTGTACCACCAGTAGTACCTATGTTAACTTTACCGGTAGGTATTATAACTTGGTGTGTACCATTACCACATAAATATGTTATATTATTTGAATTACTTCCTAAAACTAAAAATTGATTACCGACATTAGGGTTAATACAAAAACCACTCCCTGTTTGGATAAGTTCTGTGCATTTAAGATTGTTAGCACCGTGTATAACAATGCATTGATTTTCATTCTCCCCTGGAAACCCAATATCTAAATTACCAGCAATTGTAACGTCATTATTAAATTTAGCATTAGCATTATTGGTCGATAAAACAGGTGTAACTATCCTTTCAGTACGAACTAAAACTGATGATAAAATGTTAGTGTTGACTGTTGATGGTCTAACATTATTTGGGTTTTGTTTATCTCTTTTTAAAAATTCCGGGTTACCACTATTATCAACTTTAAATATAATATCATTATTAGGATCACTACTTGACTCTAGTACAATTTCTGAAGCTTTAATTCTTTTAGGTTGGTTGTTTTTATCTTTAAACTCAACATCCCCAGTATTATCAACACTAATTTTAGTACCGCTTAGATCAATTGTATTTCCAGCTAGAAAAATATCATTAAATCTTAAAGCTGAACTACCAATATTATAAGTTATATTTTCTGTTGGTAAAATATCACCTGAAACATTAATTTGATTTACATTTAAATCTCCGTTAGCAGATATGCTACCAGTAACATTAAAACCAGATAATTCAAAACCTATATCTAAATTAGTGGCTGAAAGTATATTAGTTGCTAATATTGTTTCTGCGATAATAGTATTATTAGATGATAGCTGACCTGTTAAATTTCCACCAGAAAGGGGTAAATATTCACCAGAACTACTACCTCCACCTGCACCGAATATCTCATCTAAATTTCTACCACCTGAAAGAATATTTCCATTAACATTTAAATTACCATTCATAGTACCACCATTTGCATATTGAACTGCATTAGTACCACCACCAGCTGACATTTCAGCGTATCTTTTTAATGAAGTTATTTCATTTTTTAAATTACTACTTAACTCACTTTTTAACTCTTCTTTTACAAGATTTAATTCAACATCTTGAATCTTTTCTTTTAAAATTGTTTTATATTCGACTACATCTGTTTTACTTACTGCAGCTAATAACTCATTATATTTTTTATTCTCTTCTTCTGAAATATAAATGAATTTATTATTAATTCTATCTAATTCTTCATTAATAAATTCAAATATTTCTTTATTCTTATCTGAATAATCATCTTGATTTACTAATTTTTCTTCTAACTTGAATAAATCATTGAATTTTTCTTCACTATTTTCGTGATATTTTTTTAGTTTATTACGGATAGAATTTATTTCAATTAAACTTGCAGTAACCTTTTTATCATTATTTTTGAATTTACTGCTATAATTTTCAGTTAAATTATCTAAAAATAACTTTACTGTATTATCAATATCAGTAATTTTATTTTCTAAAATACTATCGATGTTATCTCTATTAAAATCACTTAATTCATTTACTTCTTTTTTAAATGAGTCATATTTTTCATTTAAGTTTAAAGTGATAGATTCTATTTCATCATCTATTAATTCTTTTTTTTTATCTTCTAACTTATCAAAAAAAGTATCTAATTTGATGCTAATATCTTCTTTTAAGTTAGTAATTTTATCTTCAAACTGTAATTCTAATTCATTAAGAAAATTAAATTTTTTATCTTCATACTCTTTTATTTTTTCATCATATGTATGATTTATTTCTAATTTTATATCTTCATTTACTTTATTTTCTGTCTCTTGAATTTTATCTTCTTCTTTTTTTATTTGATCTAGGTAAAATAAGTTATCTTCATTTACAACAAATTCAGTTGTTCCATCTTCAACTAAAACTGCTTCACAAGAATATTTTTTATTTTCTTTTATAAACTCGACATAAACTAATGGTAAATCATTCCATAGACCTGTCTGCTCAACAACAATAGAATCATCATCAAATACAGAGCACTCGAAAACTTCGAAGAAAATTTCTTTTTTACTATTAACTTTTAAGATATTTTTTTCTTCTTTTGAGTAAACTATATTAAATTCTACATTATTTATAGAACAATCTGACATATAGTTATTTAGTATGAAACATTAGTAACTCCAAAAATACTCTATCTCTTTACCCACGTTTTTAAATTTAGGTTTATAATATTCCGGGTTTTTTTCTATAAGGTTGCTTCTATGTGAAAGATGTGTTCTAGCATCCTTTATAAATTTCGGATATATAACAGGTTTTGATTTATCAAAATGTGCTTCTATTTTTTCAGTGCACGTATCTTTATAACCTCTTTTTTTCCATTCTTTACAAATTGATAACCCATATAAACATAAAGCATTTGAATAATCACCTTTATCATTATACCACATTTTTCTAGCAGGGTGATTCTTCCAGCCCTTTACCGGATCGTTATTTTTAAGTTTTTTGATACTATTCAATAGTTGCAATACTTCCACTCTCTGTTTTCCAAGTCTTTTATAATCTAAAGACTCTGCTGTTTTTTTAAAAGATTCGTAAGGTAAAAATGTCTGCATTGTAATATTATAGCTATGTTCCTTATAGAAAGAATTTTTTTTAAAATGGAGCACCGCCTCGGACTTGAACCGAGATAAACAGGGTTGCAGCCTGCTGTATAACCAATTCTACCAACGGTGCTAAAAAATGGTACTCGAGATAGGAGTCGAACCTACGACATCTTGCGTGTAAAGCAAGCGCTCTAACCAACTGAGCTACTCGAGCGTAAATGGCGGGTCGTGGAAGATTCGAACTCCCAATAACTGGTCCGTAGCCAGTCGTGATATCCATTTCACTAACAACCCAAAAAATGGTCAGGCGGGGAGGGACTTGAACCCTCGACCTCGGAGTCACAATCCGATGCATTACCTGTTATGCTACCCCCTGCATGGCGGAGTCAGAAGGAATCGAGCCTTCACCTCTTGGGCTTCAACCAAGCGTGCACACCAGTTACACCATAACTCCAAAAAGATTCACGGACACTCTTAGGGATGATATCAGTCTACGACTCCACGAGAAGTAGGGCTAAGAGGCCGTGAAAAGTTCATAAAAAGTGTGAGGGAGTCGACCGCTACGCAGTCCTTATCCTCATTATCAACCTACCCGTCGATAGGAATTATTTACAAACTCAGTCTATCATAAACACCAATATAAGAAACGAGACCACGCTCTTATACTTTTTCGCCAAATTGTGCTTGAATCAGAGGCATGGCAGGTCTACTTTTAAATCTAACACCAGACAAACCATACGGTTCTACTCATGTGTTAATCCCCTTTACTTATCGGGCGAAAGAGGGAAAGGCCATACCGCAGCCATAAGGCTTTGGGGATCAGCCATAAGGCCTTAAAAAAGAAACGCCCCAGTGGTGATCAATCCACTGCTCCCTGTAGTACCCCGCAGTTTTCTGCTGCGTTATGGATGTTTCAGACGAGTAACCATCACTGCTCGTATGCAGGAGAGGATTTTAGGGCAAGATGGCAGGCTCGACAGGATTTGAACCTGCGAATGGCGGGATCAAAACCCGCTGTGTTAGGCCACTTCACCACGAGCCAATAAATGGAAAGCCTTTTACTGTCATACTCAGCACCATGCACGTGCATTAAATGGTGGCATTGTGGGGAATTGAACCCCAACCTTTCACTTATCTAGTCATCGGGATATAAATCCGACTGCTCTACCTTGAGCTACAATGCCATTATGGCTCTGACACCTGGGCTCGAACCAGGGACCCGATGATTAACAGTCATCTGCTCTACCAACTGAGCTATGTCAGAATAAAATTTATATCAAAGAACAATAATATTATATCACTGTTCCCCATTAAGATTAAAAAGGGAGCCAAGCGTCATGTCGATTCATGACTCGAGGAAGCTATCCCTGTTTTGATTTACACCTCGTAGGCGACTACTATTCAATCACCGGAAGTGCGCTCGGCATAAATTGGTGCGTCTAGAGCGAATCGAACGCTCATCTTCTGGGTGGAAGCCAGACATAATAGCCGTTATACGACAGACGCATAAAATGGTTGCAGAGGTAGGAATTGAACCTACTCAAGAAGCTTATGAGACTCCTTTGGCTACCTAACCTCTCTGCAATAAATGGTACCCCGTAGGAGAATCGAACTCCTGTCTTCACCGTGAAAGGGTGGTGTCTTAGCCACTTGACCAACGGGGCTTAAAATAAAATGGCGGAGATAATAGGATTCGAACCTACGGAAGCGATTAAACTTCGACTCTTTAGCAAAGAGCTGCCTTAAACCACTCAGCCATATCTCCGTAAAGTGGCAGCTCCACCAGGAATCGAACCTGGAACGCAAGATTAGAAGTCATGTGTTATATCCGTTTAACTATGGAGCCATAAAGTGGTACACCCTCTGGGGCTCGAACCCAGAACCAATTGATTAAAAGTCAACTGCTCTACCAATTGAGCTAAGAGTGCATAAAATATATCAAAGAACAATAATATTATATCACTGTTCCTAATTAAAGTGGCGCCCTAGACGGGGGTCGAACCCGCAACCTCCGATGTGACAGACCGGCGAACTCCCAACTGTTCTTCTAAGGCATAAATGGTGGACCATATCGGAGTCGAACCGATCACCTCCTGCGTGCAAAGCAGGCGCTCTACCAGATGAGCTAATAGCCCTTAAAGTGGTACCTTCAATTGGACTTGAACCAACAACCTTTCGCTTATCAAGCGAATGCTCTGACCATTGAGCTATGAAGGTATAAATGGAGCACCCAGACGGAATCGAACCGACGACATCTTGTTTACAAGACAAGTGCTCTACCTGCTGAGCTATAGGTGCATAAAAAGTGGCGCCGCAAGAAGGATTTGAACCCTCACAAAGAGTTTTGGAGACTCTCGTGCTACCGTTACACTATTGCGACAATTAAAAATGGTCGCGGTGGAGGGATTCGAACCCCCGACATCTTGCTCCCAAAGCAAGCGCACTACCAGACTGTGCTACACCACGAATAAAAAAATGGCGGAGAGAGTAGGATTCGAACCCACGGATGCTTTCACACCAACTGATTTCAAGTCAGCCGCCTTAAGCCAGACTCAGCCATCTCTCCATAAATTGATCCTGCTTCGGGTTCTTCCGATTTTATAAAGCGACAGGGCGCTAAGTGGTACCTGAGACAGGACTCGAACCTGTAAAATCTTGCTTCTAAGGCAAGCATGTATCCCAATTCCATCACTCAGGCATAAAAATTCTTTCTCGCCCCTCTCAACCGAAGTTGGTTTGGACGCCAAATTTTACGAGACGTGTAACTCTGATTCGGTATTTGGCTCAGAGCGCCATTAAATTAAAAAATTATTATACGACTATTATATCAATGTTCCAATAAAAAAACCTGAACGTTTTAAGCTCAGGTTTTATATTAAAAAAATTAATTATGGACCCGAGCTTACATTATACCACAATTAAACGGGCGGCTTAGTGTTTTCCAATCCGCTATAATCGTTGAATATGACTGTTCGAGTTTCATTGAATTTAAATTATTTAATCTTATTATATCACTGTTCCATTAATTCTTAACGAAAAATCTCCATTCTTCTCTATTTATTTTTGTTGTAGGGTTATATGAAGATACAGACTCCAATTCTTTACCATCAGAAGTCAGGTAAGGAAAAATGTCTGCTTTTTTAGCATTGCATGTTTTACACGTTAAAGTTAAATTATCAGGTGAATTTGTACCACCTTTACTTTTAGGTATAATATGTTCTTTACTCATAAGTTTGATATCCTTTACCTTGTTACATATTTGACATTTACCGTTAAAATGCTTATAGAGAATCTTAATAGAAACGTTCTTGATACGTGGTTTGTAAAAATATAAACTGTTAGTAATAAGTACTGTAGGTACAGGGTAATTTCTACCTACACCTGCTAACATAGGTTGATCATTAAAATAATCTGCTTTATCAATCCAATCTTCAAATTTATGTACATTTCCGTTTTTATCTACAGCTTTAATATTAGCTTTTTTCCGGAAAGAACCTCTCATCAATTTTTTGATTCCTTCCTTAGCTGTAGTCACACCAAACGGTTGCCATGATTGTGTTAATATCAAACATAGATCTTGCGACGGTTTACATAAATAGTTTTCACTCATACCTATTATATAATATCACTGTTCCACAAAAAAAGGCACAAAAAAGTGCCTTTAATGCCCACCATCCATCCCCTGTTTAGTTTATAGTTATGCTCCGACCTTTAACTATTTATATTAAACGGTATATTTTTTAATGTATTCCTCTTTTTTTCTGCGAGGAGCATTAACTTCTAAAACTCCATTTTCATATTTGAATTTGATATTTTTAAGATCATAATCTCTTCCAACTGAAAATGAACGGTTGAGGGTTTGTTCTTGTTCACCATCGTTTGTTTTGATAGTGCGTTTTGCTTTGATATAAACTTCTCTCTTATCTGAGTCGACGCTTAAATCTAGCTCTTCATTTTTACATCCTGGGATGTCAATTTGCACTGTGAGACCATCTTCACCTTGAGAGAAGCGGACAGTATCACCTGTACGGTATACTTCTTCCAATGAATGGAAGACTGGAGTTAAATTGAAAAAACTATCAAAAGCTTTTTCAATGTCTGTTATTGGGTTATATGTAGTTAGTTTAGTCATAAGATAATTATTTATTATAGTATATAATTTATAAAAAACCAAAAAAAAGCGCAACCTCTTTCGAGATCACGCTATCAGAGATAAACTCTGGGGGTAATTAATATTTATTAGAACGTAAATGCTACACCTGCAGTAACAGTTGTATCAAAATCGCCATCTGTTCCTTCAGATGAAATATCATTTACAATACCTAGGTTATTCTTAAGAGCGTTTACCTGTACGAAAACTGGTAAGAAATTATTAATTGTAGATGTGAATCGTACATAACCATGTACATATTCTACATCTTCATCAAAACCAAATGACTTACCATATTCACCACCTACGGTCATATCTGCATACTTTACATCAAATGTCTTTGAAACATTAAATGCAGGTGTAGTTACAATACTGTCAGTACTTGATCCGGATTCGCTTCCATCTTCAAACGCTACTGTGATTGATGTATCAACAACTTCAAACCAATCAAGGTCATAAGCTCCGTTCAATTCAAATGTAGTATCCGCTTCTTCACCTGTATGAATTACAAGACGTGTATCAATACCACCGATAGGTGTTGTAAGATAGGTACCAACTGTACTATGCAATTGATAATCTTCAGTATTGACATATTCAAGACTTCCAACAAAAGCAAGACCTTGGAAATCACCAAGTTTTGTAGATGCCTTTACATACGCTGAATCTTGAGCTCCATACAATCCGCCAGAAATACGCTTTTCATAATAGCCAACTTCTGTATTTAGCTCCCAGTTCTTCTCATTTACTACTTCTTGAGCTTCGCACTTACCACACATAGCAAAGTATGCAATAATAGCAACGACTGCTCCAATAATAATATATTTTTTATTCATAGCCTTTAATTATAGACTATGAATGATGTGAATCAACTATTAAAGATCAAAGTCTTCAAACTCTTCTTCATTAATTTCAGTATCACGTGCACCGATCTTATAAGAACTAATTTCAGTTTCTTGAGGAGCTACCTGCACTTTAGAACTATCAGTAAAGCTATTCAACCAGCCACCAATCGGGTTAGTAGGTTGGTCAAAGATTTTATCATAACCTAAAGAACGAAGTCTTGTATTTGCTAACCATTCGATGTAACCGCTAAGCATTTCTGAATTTAAACCTAATAATGAACCTTGTGAGAATAGATATTCTCCCCACTTCTTTTCATTTTCAGCTGCAAGACCATACATATCGTAAATCTTTTGCTCATTATCTTTTACTACTTGCTGGAAACCTTCATCTTTATTTTCCCTCCAGTACTTGATTATATTTTGCGTAATAGCTGCGTGTAGATTTTCATCACGAGCAATTAACCCGATAATTTTAGCATTACCTTCCATCTTACCTTTATAACCGAAAAAGAAAGAACAAGCAAATGACGTGTAGAATGCTAAACCTTCTGTAATTTGAGTAGATAGAATAGCATTAAAAATCTTCTGCTTGATATCACTTTCATCACCGAGTAACTTATTATATGCACCGCTAATTTCAGTTGCTCTTTTAACTATCTCTTTATCCTCTAAAATAGAATCAAAAAACTTGGTGGCATCTTTTGCAATATTTTGCAGTGTATATGTATAAGAATAGCTATGAATAGTTTCAAATCTAGCCCAAGTAGTCATGCAGATTTCAAGTTCCGGATTTGAAACGTAATTTTTGATATTGTGAATACTTCTAGAAAGCATACTATCAGTCATTGTTTGCCATCTAAGATTACTATTGAAAATAAATCTTTCTGTATCAGTTAGATTTTCATAATCATTACGATCTTTAGTTAAGGAAACTTCTTCCGGTAACCAGTGAAATTCTTCTTGCTTTCTCCATAAGTCAAAAAACTTAGGATATTTAAACCTATCGTATCTTTGAAGAGCTAAATCCTCTCCGAGAAACATTGGTTGTTTTGTCGTATCGACATTAACTGTATTTAAAACTGTATTCATAATTCTTAAAAGTATTTACAATGCACATGCACCTGATTCGCATCCATCTTCAATATTATCTTTCTGTTCCTCATCATTTAAGCTTTGCTTATCCCCGTCATCAGTATTATTATAGTAGCCGGTTCTCCAACCTAACTTATAAGCTAGTAAGATTTCTTTAATAACTTTTGAATCAGGTAATGCACCGTTTTCATAATGAGCGTAATTATAGTACATATTAGCACTGATACTCATATCTACCCATTTTTGTAAAGCTCCTACTATTTTAATAAGACCTTCATTATCATCCATATCGTAAGCAAGAGTATACTTATTCTTATAAGAAGAGTAGTTTGGTACAATAACAGGTAATGTACGAGCTTTTGATTTCTTATAGGTAATATAGGATCTAATAGGTTCTATGCCATTGGTAGAGCACTGAATTACCGAAGAGCTCTCGCATGGCATTATAGCTGATACGGTGCTATGTCTTAACCCATGCTCTTTAATTCTTTCACGCAATGCTTCCCAATCCATACTATTTTTTCTCGTCACAAATTCATCGATTTCCTTCTTATAAGTATCAATCGGTAACCAACCTTGACTATACTTAGTCTTATTGAATTTAGGACATCTACCTTTTTCACTTGAAAGATCGCATGAAGAGCTAAGCAAGTAATATTGTACCTTTTCCATTAGTTCGTCAGCTACATTAGGAGCTTCTTCATCAGTATATTTAACACCTTGCTTAGCAAGATATGCTGCAAAATTAGTAATACCTATACCTAAAGATCTACGATTCTTAGTAAAGTTTTCTGCTGCAGGTAAGAAATAGTCTTGATAGTCGATCAATTGATCAAGTATACGAACAGTAATATCGCAAACTTTCTCCATTTCTGCATCAGATTGTATTTCAAGAACATTAATAGCAGATAGAATACATATACCAATTTCTCCATTTTTATCATCTGGATGTTGTAATGGTTTAGTTGGGTGAAGCACTTCAACGCAAAGATTAGTCATCTTAATATCATCGTCCCATGATGATTTTTGATTACAATGATCAATATTCATGAAATATATACGACCCGTTTCAACACGTTCTTTAACGAACAGCGACATTAGTTTTCTTGCTTTAATTGTCTTTTTAAACTTAAGACTTGTTTTACGTTCATATTGTTCGTAAAGTTCGTCAAAATTTTCATGACCGAATGCATCGTATAACTCTTTTGCTTCGTATGGAGAAAAGAGAGTAATATTTTCGTTCTTTAAAAATCTTTTGTAAAATAATTCACTAAACTGTACACAATAATCAAGCTTACGCACGCGATTATCATCTGTACCGGAATTATTTTTAAGAACTATCATATCTTCCGCTTCATAATGCCAGAAAGGAAAATTAACAGTTGCAGAACCACCTCTAATACCATTTTGATGACACGACTTAACGGTCGATTCCATCAACTTAAGAAAAGGAATTACACCAGTATGTACAACTTCACCATTACGGATAGGCGAGTTTAACGGACGTAAACGACCCATATTTAAACCTATACCGTATCGTGAACCTGTAGCGTACCCGGCTGCTGTAGACGAGGAAAAGATTGACGGTAAAGTGTCATCTACGTCGATCAAACAACATGAAGCATATTGCCTAACTTTACTACGTACACCAGCCATTAACGGTGTTGGTAAATTAATTTTAAACTTCGAAAAATAATCGTAAGCTTTCTTAACATATGATATACGAGTTGCACCTTCGTACTGACCGAAACAAACCATTGCAATAATCATATATGCAAATTGAGGGGTCTCATATATTTTAGTTTCAGATCTATCTTGAATCAGGTATTTATCACATAGTTGACGCATACCAGCGTATGTAAAGTTATTATCTCTATTATGATCGATATATTCATCAAGTTTGTTAATTTCTTTATCAGTATATAACATTAAAATATCTTCGTCATATACATCATATTCATGGACATTTTTATTAATAAAATCTACCAATTTAGGAGGATTTTTACCACCCCAAACATCTTTACGAAGCTGGTAAGATAATAATCTTGACGCAACGTACTGATAGTTAGGCGATTGTAATGAAATTAAATTAACTGCAGAATCAATTAAAACGTTGTGAATCTCTGTCGTAGTAATGCCTTCTTTCATTTGAAGTTTTGCATTAATTTCTATATCAGAAGCTGTCACACCTTTAATGTCTTCAACAGCCCAGTTAACCACTTTATGTATTTTATCTACATCGTACGGGACAGTTTCACCATTTCGTTTCACAATATTCATATTCATATATATAATAAATTTAAGTTAATAATAGGCATGTTATTGAGCCAAATTTTTGAAAATCAAACTTACTTTCATCTAGATTAAGTAAGTGTTGTAAAATCTTTTTATCTTTAGATATTCCATCATCAGTTAGGTGCCTAAATTTGTTAAAATCAATTGGATATATATCTTCTTTATAATACCCATAACAATCACTGCATGTGATATCAAATTGATTTATAATATTTTCATAGATAATTAAATTTATATTAGCTCTATTTTTTTGCTCAGAAAGAATTTTACTGATTTTTAAACCTTGTTCATTTAAATTTCTTAATATACCGTATAATGGTAATAATTTCATTGCACCGTCTTCACTATATGGGGCAAAAAACTTTACAGGGTAATAATCCTCATTTAATTTTAGACGTTGGTTATCGTATTCATTCTTTAAAATATAGCCGATAAATAAACACGGTCTATCGTATTCAAATATTAGGTCAAAGTCATTACCATTGACCGGTTCATCAACTAAAGATACGTCAATCATTACATTGAAATTTCTCTTACTAAGCTTCCTGTTTTGATATTGTATACTCTAGAAATATTTCTACCGTTATTAAATTGTATACCAATAGTTACTGTATCACCACTTACAATCGGTGAACCGTAATTTGCGTCAGATGGTAAACTCAATGTTTTTTTCAATAACCCATCATCAGCATTAAAAATTTCTAACCTATTATTTGTTACTCTTGGTACTAAATTCATGCTTTTATTATATATGTATTTATGAAGGATTCCACTTCAGGATCAGATTTATTATAAGTAAATGTAGATAAATTTTCATTAATAGTTGGTAATTTTAAACTATTACTTTTATATTTTTCTTCTAACATTTTTATAGTTTCGGAATCTGGTAAATTTATTTCTTCAGAAACATTCAAAATATTACGTATTTCATTTACCCCGTACCCTCTTTTAAAGAGGGTTTTAACGTCTCTGCTAATATAAAGTTTTTCCATTGTTTCCACATCTTTATACTCTGCAATTTTCTTTTTCAAATAGTCACCTGAAAATAAACTTTCTTTACCGGTAACAATACATTTAACCTTTAGAGATTTTACCATAACTAATTATATAAATATTTACATGAAATTCAATGAATTAGCAAATAAAATATTAGAAGATTTTAAAGCTCCTATTGATTCAAGAAGAAAAAGTAAAGTATTACCTGGTAAGTTTACTAATCAAAATTCTCAATTAGATAAAGCTCATGATACAAAGTCAATAAGTGGGTTTAAAGGTCAACCCGGCGGTAAAATGAAAACTTTAAAAATTAAATTACCAAGCAGAAGCAATCCACTTAGCCGCCGCAAACGAAGCAGCTAAGGCATCATTATCTAATAAAGCTTTAGCCATTTGTTTTTCACTATAACTTTGTAGTATTTTTAAAGCATTGTCTCCGAAAACCTTATGGAATTTTGGACCGAAGTATGCAGAAGAGTTTTTAACTAAGTCCATTGCCGTTTTCGGTTCCACTTGCCAATAACTTCTTGCAGGTCCCCCACCAATTTGGACTTTATCTCTATACCCAGATTCAACCGCTCCGGTTTTTTCTAAATAATCTGTTAATTCCTTTCCACTGTGACCATCATCACCATCAAAAATATATGCAGCAACTTTTATTGCTTGCTTTGCATCTACAGGTACATTAAAACCTTTATTGAGAACTTTCTCAGCTCTTGCTTCTTTAGATGGATCTTGTGATGTTTGATAATATTTAGACCAATCATCTACAAAATCGCCAAATAAACTTTGTGCTGCAACTGCACCAATACCTAAAGCTTTACTTAATTTACCTTCTTCAATAATATATTCTTCAAATGTCTGCATTATACAAATCTCTCTAAAAAGTATTTAGGTAATTTGTCTTTATTTCGAATAATAGCTTCAAACACACCAGCATCTAAAATATATGTTTTACAGTGATCTTGCTTACTTCTAATTCCCCTGCCGCATTGCTGCACAACATTACTTAACATCTTATTTGTATACCACTGCTTATCTTGTTCAAATAGTCTTTTAATTCTATTATCACCTAATGGTAAATATGGAGCTTTTATAATAATTTGAAATCTTGCTAAATCATCTCTTAAATCGACGCCTAAACCAAGTGATGGGCTAACTAAGACAGTCGGCTTATCACTTCTACTATGTTGTGATAATATTTCTTCATTTCTCGTTAAATCATCTCTATATAAAAATCTTTTACTCTTTAAATTATTTTTAAGATATGAAGTTATAAAACCTGTATGAGTGTGGATAATACCTTTATCAAATTCATGTTCTGTGCAAATATTTTCAATCTGTTTAACTATCTTAGGCAATGTTTTTTTCAGATTGTAATGATTAATCTTTTGTTTAGTATTTACATATATGGGTGATTTTTCACTATCAAAAGTACTATCAACTTCAATGTATTTATATTCCTTAATACCAAGATTCTTAGCAAAATGCTTATGGTCAATAATCGTAGCTGACATAAGCAATACATTTTCACCATAGTCAAAAATATACTTTGATAATGTATCAACCTTTAGAGGCATTATCTTTACTGTTGCTTTATCTCTTTGTGTAACAAACTCACACTCTTCCCACGTCTCTTCAATAAGATTCAAAGTACGTTGCTGATTCTTTAGATATGATAATTTAAGTTTATCTGCATGATTTAAATTAACTTGCTTATTACTATGTCTATTTACTAGCTTATTAATATATTCACTTAGTTCTAAAATTATTGAGCATACCCATTTTCTAACAGCTTCATTTTTTTCCGAATATAAATTAGGTATTTTGACTCCTAATTTTTTAAATTTATCAGGGTCTACAAAAATAGAAAATTGTTTAACTATTTCATCTTCTAGTTCAGATGCCTCATCACATATTAAAAAATTTCTACGTTTAACGTGAGATGGCATCGACATAAACATTTTATAATTCAATACACCAAATTTATCTAATATTGCATTATTTCTTGCATTATAATATGGGCATATATTTTTACTCCAGCAATCATCTCTAATTTTAGGGGTGAAGACGCAAGGTGCAGTTTCAACATCAAAGTTATCATCGACAACACACTGGTAGTTTGCTTTACCTTTCATAAGTGCACTATCGTCAAATAAATTTAAATATTGATCTTGTAAAGATTTTGTTATAGTTAATGCAAATGCCCCATGTGGAGGGTTGTCTTTACATTCTATTTCATATGCATAGTTACCAGCATGGTCCTGTTTATAAGCTTGGTACGATTCAATTAAATCTCTAAATTCTTTTGTGGGTGAGCTTGATACGTTAGCTAATGTTTTTGATATAAAACTTTTACCGGAACCGGTCGGTGCACTGCAAATGACATACTTATATCCTTGATTATACGCTTGCTCAATTCTTTTAATAAGATTGATTTGCTGCGTACTTGGGTTATAACCATCAGGAAATTTATTAAGATATCGGCTCAGCATATATCATAATTATATTATGAAAGTGCTGATAAAACAACTACAGTATTATATAATTTACTTTTTTTCTTGAAATTTAATACTTTTGACTTATAAAAAACAAATGTATCATTTTTTGCAAATGTATCTAACCTATAATCAAAATTTAAGTGATCGTTTTTAGATGTTGTGTTAAACGGTAAAGGCAATTCATATTCTTTTAAATCGCCTTTTTCATTTTGTATTGTCAATACATAATAAAACTCCTTAACAACATATAGAAGAAATTTACCTTTTTTCAGAGGTTTATTTAAGTTATTGAAAATTACAATATCTCTTTGAAGTAAATTATTTAAACCGTCTTCTATAGTTGGAAAATTCATGTACCCATATAAGCTCTCTTTTCATCCGCAGACATAGGATATATATTTTTATTAAAATAATCAAAAAATTCATTTTCTGGTATAGTTTCAACAATTTGACAATTGTCCATACTTACCATTCTCCAACTTTGCATCATAATATCCCAAACAGGTAATAGGTTTTTACTTGCAGGGTTATATTTTGGAGGACCACTTGGTGGCTTATAGTTTAATGTTGTTCTACCATTTACACTATTAAGTATACTTTCATCTAGAGTACAAAGCATCCTTCTTTGAGAAGAGTCTCCAGGCTTAGGTCTCCTCTTCTCAAAAATTATTTCACAAACATTACTTTGTAATATACTTCTAAGACTTGGAAGATTTACTCTCATCTTTCTTTTTAGCTATACCAAACAATCTACTTTCATTTAAGAAGATACCTTTTCTTAAATTACCATAGCCAGCAATATCAGCATTACCAATCCCGACACCTAAATTATTCGGGAAAATAACTATTTGATCCTTCTCAACATATTTACATTCAGGACCTGCTAGAATTACTTTACCTTTTCTCCATGCTCTCTGGACTGCATTAGTTGGTATATAAACACCACCTCTTAAAACTGCATCGCCTTGACCATCTGAAACTTCATCAATAAATTCAACAAGTATAATATCATCAAAAAGAAAACCTAATTCATAATCCTCATCAATAATACCATCTAATGAATTATTATGTGAATCAGTTAAATCAATTAAACTTTTTTTCGGTGCTAGTACATCAATATTTGCTTGAGCCATATATCTATTTACTTATATTTTTTTATGAATCAACAAATTACTGCCAATTGAAATTAGATGCCATATGACCCCATTCAGCAGTTTGTGAAAAAATAGGTTTATTTAATTCTAAAAATTTGATAATACCTCTTGGAGATAAATCATAATCATCAATTACTATTTTTTCGTCATTATTCAATAAAGCAGTAGCTTGTAAAGGCTGATCGTAACCAATAGCATAAGCTAATTCCACTTTAACCTCATCAACATCTAAGTGTTTATCTAAAATATCGACAGCAATATATCTTGCCATATACGCAGCACCTCTATCTACTTTAGTACAATCTTTACCACTAAAAGCTCCACCACCTAATGGTACTCTAGGACCATAATTATCGACTGCTAACTTTCTTCCTGTTACACCAGCATCAGCTTCTAAGCCACCTATATTCCAATCACCTGCTGGGTTACAATGCATTGATTCGATTTCATAATCATAATTATTAAAAAATTCCTTGACCATAATTTCTAAATCATTTTTCGGTGCATTTTGAAAAGAGCATACAACCCTCACTTTAGATTCGTTCAAAGTAATTTGAGTTTTCCCATCATAAGGATATTTTTGGTAAATATATTTGTTTAGTTTTCTTGCTAAATAATATTCTTGTGGTAGATATTCATTATTATCTCTACAAGCATACCCAATCATAATACCTTGATCTCCTGCTCCACCAGCATCTACACCACGACCAATTTCCGGTGATTGCTCAATTATATTAACTATTACCTCAATGTTACTATTTTCAGTTATATTTTTAACTATAGTTTCAATTTCATTAACATCATAATTATATGAACTTGTAACTTCACCGGTAACCATTACAATGCCGTGGCCACCGCAGGTTTCGATAGCACATCTAGAATTTTTATCATTTTTAAGATATAAATCTAAAATAGTATCAGATATTCTATCGCATAATTTATCAGGATGTTTAGGGGAAACGAATTCAGCTGTTTTCATAAAAAATTATTTACTTATTAAATTTTGCAATACAATGTACTCTTTATACTCTCTTTGACTGAAAAATTCAGGAATTAATTGCTTTTCCTCTTTCTTTTTATTTTCTTTTTTTGTTTTCTTTAGATAAGCTATTTTTTTAAATTTCAATCTAGGTAACAAATTGTATAGATAATTATACTGATTAATTTTATCGTCAAATAAATTCCAATATTTGTTAGATGTTTCATTTATATATTCATTTATTTCTTTTGAATACATACTAGACCATCTATTGATCATAAAAAGATTAAACTGCGACTCATCATCGCAGTTCATATCTATTTTTTTCTTACTGTAAAGTAAACTATTTAAATATTGAAAAATTGTCATAGTTTTGCAACTTCATTATGGATAAATTCCTTAGCTTTATCTAGAGCTGTATTTCTCGATACAAATGCATTGATCGGTTTATCTTCTGTTGATGATTTATATCTTTGATAATCCCAAGCAATTTCACTTTGTAACATTTCTACAACAATTTTTATCTTTGTTTCAATTTCTTCCATTATAGATTAATTTTTGTCGTAGCAATGAACATATCATCATTAATAGCATAGAATAAATCAATAATATCTTGCATAAATTCATTACATTGCTCATCCGTTAGTTTAGTACTATAAGCAAAATTAGGAGCTTTAGGACCTGCATTTACATTAATACCTGTATGACCGATAGCTACATTATCTTTAGAATAAGTTATACTTACACTACACTTACCTACTTTTTGTAACGAACCATCGCTACCTTCAAACTCATCATGTACCATCAAATCATCACCATCAACTTCGATAGGCTTTTTAATATACTTAGATGAAAGAATATTTGCAATTTGTGTATTAAGTAAACGTTGATATGCAACTGCACCAAACTTATCTAGATTAGGAATTTCCCAACAAAAGTTAATAGCATCATCACTTGCAATATAGTCATTTTGAAGTACATCTTCTTGATCGATCATACCATCAATATCTACATTCATATAACCTCTAAATGCGATTATATTTCCAATAGGTAGAGTCTTCTTCCGAAAGAAATTATACGCAAAACGTTTATGGATTAAATCACCATCATAATTAAGATTCTTAATAATCATACTTTAATTATAGTACGTTTCCTGTATATTTCAATTTTTATTATTAACAATATTATAAAATTTTTCTTTATCTGTTATATAATCATCTGCATCATAATTAGTATTTGAAAATACTATCATAATATCATTATCAGTTAAAAACTTTTGAGAATCCCAAACTAAATTATCTATAAAAATACTTTCACCTTCACTTAAAACTCTCGATTTTACCTTAATACCGTCGTCTAAATATACCTGTATTTTACCTTTAACACAAAAAAGATATTGCTTCGTTTTAAAATGTGCATGTTCACCTCTTATTGTACCCATAGGTACCCCATATACGGTAAAAACTCTTTTTACGTCAAAAGGTACAGAATTTATCTCAATAGGAAAAAGACACCCTCGATCATCTTTGAAAATTTTATGCATATGTTTTATATGTATCCATTAAATGTTTTGCACCGCCTTGGAAATGAATTGATTTAAACTGCACTTTCATATCTAACACAGGACTATAACAATAAGGCTTTTTATCTATAAATTCTATTTTTTTAATACCATCAAATTCATAGATATTATCAGAGTCATTTATATTGTGATCGTATGTGGTATTATTGTATATATTTGATAACTCACCTACACCGACAGAACATTTATATCTTGCAAAATATTCAAATAATGTCATATCACAAACCCCACCTGGTAAATTAAATTTCTTTCTAACACTAAAATGAGAAGCAATTTTAGCAAATTCATAACTATCTTTTTTCTGATATATTTCAAAAAGAAACTTACAAAACATTCTTAACCCGTATAAAGAAAAGAATGACGTACACCCTACTGATCTTAATATTAATGTGAAAATGTAATTTTTAAAAATTTTCCAATCATCAGAAACATTATGATATAATAAAACATCTGAATCAATATAAAATACGTTTTCATTATTTGTTTCTTTCATATATTCGTATAATATAAACCATCTCTGGAAACAAAATAATTCATAATCACCTAATGTAGATAGTGGGATGTAAAGTTTTGCAAATTCGTCAGAGTGGTTAGAATATTTTTTTATATCTACGTTATCGCAATTTTTATATTCTGTATCTGAAATAACTATAACATCCTTATTATAGAACTTAGCTTGATTAATGCATGTTTGCACATAATCATGATTACCTCTATGTATTAATACAACCGGTATGTTTAATTTTTCTTTCGACATAATCTTGTATATATTTTAATGTAAAATATTTTTTATTCAAGTCGAGATTTTTATACATTAACTCAACATCTGTATTATGTAACGTTTGCAATACTTCATTATAGTTTATCTGATTATCGCATTTTATAAATTTTATAAAAGAACTATAATCTAAAAATTCTTCATATGGTAAACATATTTTTTCTGTAAAAAGAACTGGAATAGTATTACAAAAGAAACTTTCAAAAAATCTATACGAACTTAACCCACACCCTCTAGGGCATAAATTAAAAACAAAACTACTAATGGTTTTATAGAATTTTTCTTGAGGTATATTATTTGAATAGAAGAAATATGGATTATTTGAAAATTTATTTACAATATCATTTCTTACAGGGTAGTTTAAACTTCCGACAAAACCATAATTATAGGCCTTCTTTTCTTTGAATTGTTCATAGTTAATTGCAAAGAAAGGAATAACAATATCATTATCTGTTTTTTCACTTGTATTGAAATTTATTATTTTTAAATTTTTATATTTTTTAACAAAATTATTATAAATTTTAAAATCTTGATCATGATTATAAGAACATACAATAATATTATCTTTATAAAGGTTACAATAATGATCTATTAAATCAAACATATATTCTTCTTTATTATTATAAATAAAAAGTTCTAAATAAAATCCTATTAATATAACCGTATCTTTATCAATTTTTTCTACCTTTTTAAATTTATCAAAATTATTTTCTAAATGGCTGGTACGGCAATTAGGTGCAAACAAATCTATATTCTCCAAAACATCTGGCCTATGACTTAGATATTCATCTAAATCTATGTTTTTTAAAAAATCTGGATATCTTTTTAATATTTCCTTATAATGAATTTGTTTATACTTTAACATAATCTTGAACTAAATTGATTATTAATTTTTGATCTTTTAACTTAAGTTCTTCATGAAATGGTATTGAAATAGTTTCTTCGCTTTCCTTTTCACTTTTTTCTAAAGAAATATTTTTCTTAAAACATTGTGTTTTATGCTGACAATTATAATGAATACCATAACTTATATTATTGTCTTCAAACTTTTGAATTAATTCTTTTCTATTTTTTACTCTAATTCTATATAAGTGATTTGAAGTATTGTTTAAGTTTAATTGTTCATTGTAATATTCCTTAACATTTTTCAACCTTGCAAGTTTACTTTCATATTGTGAAAAAGCAGAATATATAACATTAGCGTTAATGGATGGTAAATAGAATTTATAACCAGGTAAACTTTGTTTTCTATCCCAACTATTTTTTTCTTGCGACATACCATTATACGCTAGTGTTCTAATGTATTCTATTTTATTTTTATCGTTAGATACAATTATAGAACCATCTACACCACCTAAAGGTTTTGTTGGATAAAAGCTGAAAATCATTAAGTCTTTGTCGTTACATTCTTTTTTAAATTGATCTTTCTCTAACTTTTGTGCAGAGTCTACTATTTTATAATCATCAAATTTAGCAAAAATATAACTATCTCCAACCCATTCTGTATTGTCATTAAATGATAGATTGTTACCAGATGTAACTACAGCGTTGCATACCACAGGTGGTATCATGGTAGGTATTGTTATATCTTTTTTCTTATTTAGAATAGATAAAAATAAAGCATTGGTAGCTGAATTGATACCAACACCATATTTAGCACCTACAAAATTAGCAATTTCTTCCTCTACCGTATTAACTATATTACCATGTAAAACATGATTAAAATCACCTGTATTAATTTTATGGTAATTTAAATGGAATAAATTAATCATCTTTTAAAGTTACAAAAGTATGCCATCTATAATTATGCATATCCTTTTCAAAAACTTGTAATTGACTATTCAGTTTATCAAAAATAGGTTCTTCTTTTATATATGATTTCTCCATTGTTACCGGTTCGTTATATGATAGTACTGGTGGTAGAATAGTATATGTCTCAATAATATTTTCTAAATTTTCTTTAGCATCACTAGGGATATAAAATCCTTCTTCAAACTTATTACTTAAAACAGCAGCTAATGATAGATGTCTTTTACCACTAAATTCAGGATAATTATCATCAAAATAAAAGTTTTTAAATCCTAATTTATGCGCATGCATAATTCTTTGATATGCATCCTGATGATCGTCAAAAATAATTAAAGTATCCTTAGCTATTTCTCTAGGAATAAAATCGTTAGATATATTTAAAAAGTCTGTTGTAATATATTTTGTATTTTTACCTTGATAAGTAACTTGTTGCAAAAATGGTTCGATACCCACAATCTTAGTATCAGGCAACAACTCATTAATTAACCAAGTCGTTTGACCTTTGAAAACACCACTCTCTATTATTCTCGTAGGCTTTAATTTCTTTATGATATAATAAAGATGAAAAAGATTGACAGATAGTGTACCACCGCTGTTTTCTTTAATTGGTCTTTTCTCGTAGATTTCTAAAAAATCATTTATATAGTCTATTATATCAGATGTATCAATTTTTTTCATATTATTTTTTTAAAAAGTATTCGTTACCACTATTATAGATTATATTATAGCCATTATCCATAATTATTTGGTTAAGTTTTTCATTATTATGTTCAAATCTATAAGTTGTAGCTGTATCATGTGCAGTATATGTTGAACAATGAAAATCATTTTGTGTTTTTAATATTTTTAGGAGTATTAAATTTGGTATATTTAAAGATAATAAAAAGTTTAGTGCCTCATCACCGTTAGGTAATACATTTGTCAATGCACTAATAATACCGAAGTCAAAATTGCTCGTAAAATCTTGTGTAAGATCAGTATAGTTTTTAACATAAAAATCACCAGGGAAGTTTTGTTTAGCTATTTCAATAGCATTTTCAGAATAATCTATACCAGTATAATTTTCCCCAATTAAAGATGTTTGATGTTCTAAGAGTAAATTAAAAAACCCACAGCCGCATCCTATATCTAGAACTTTTGTTTCTGCGTTAAAGTTTTCTCTACCGATTTTTACTAGAAAATCCCAATGACCAGGCCACGAAGATTCATATTCATTTTTATTTAATTGAAGTTGTTTTTCGTGTAATTTTTTAATTTTCCAATTATCTATGTGCTCGTAATTTTTCTGTAACATAATTAAGTTCTTCGTTAAAAATTTCTTTTAATTTACTCATAGATTTTTCTATAAAATAAGGATGTTCTCCCGTAAATTTATCACTATAACAAGGACCTCTACCTGCAGGTAGATATTCATGAACACCTATAAATTTATCTTCAATGATCTTTCTTTCTTGTTCATTACCTATAACCCAAGGGTAAAAAACTTCAAAAAAGTAATTTGGTATTCTATTGCCAGAACCTCCTATACTGTAATAATATTCTATTTTTTTATAAACCTGTTTTGGAAAAACGTAAGAATAATGATACATTTCAACACCATGTTCATCGAATAGTTTTTTACTATCTAAATGCTTAGATGGTAAAGGTGTAACATTACTTGGAGGTTTAATAGTAGGTGGTCTATGTGTAGACCATTTACAGTTAGGATATGATTTAAATATCCGTAAAAAGTTATCTTTATTTTGTTCAAAACCAGTAAGATAGTTTTCGAAGCCTCCAAAAAATGATTTACTTTGTACACCAACTGAAGTATATTTTTCATCAAATAATAATTTATCAATTTTTTCTAAATCGTTTTCTTTATAAACTTCATCACAATCCAAATTCCAAACATAATCAATATCACTATTTAAATTTTTCATATATGCATTACATTGTGAATCCTTTTCATCATATTGACTATGTATAATTTTTATTTTATTTTTAGGATCTGGAAAATTATCTAAGATGTAATTCGTTTTATCGGTGGATGTGGTTAGTCCTTTATTTTGCCAATATTTAACAGGACCTTCTGCAATTAATATTTGTGAAGCAAAATCATATACACTTTTTAAGCATTCTTCTAAAACATAATCACCGTTTAAAACGATCATACCGAATGCAACTTTTTGTTGGTGTTTTATGTTCATATATTGTACTTACTCTTTATATAGGAGCATTTATTGAAATAATCAACGTAAAGCTTTTTTAAATGGTAATCGTTAAATAAGAGATTATTATAAGTGTGATCCATGTAATGTGGACCTGTGTATTCAAAAGTCCTTTTTTCAAAATTAGGTGTAAATTTTGAAAAGTGATTGAAAACAAATGGTTGTTTTTTATCACCCCAAATAACATTTTTTTCTTTTTCAAAAAAATCAAAATTTAAAAATCTATAATGCCATGGAGCTCCATGGGATATATCTTTATCACCTACATATATTTGTTCTTGGGGTATGATATTAAAAATTCCTTCCAGAAATTTTTGATCACCACATGTTGCAAGATGTTTAGGTGTTTTTGTAAAAACTGCATCTCGCCACCATTTCAAAGCTTTCTTACCTATATCTGTATTTTTAAATACTATCACCCCAACATTAAATAAACCGTCAGGATTATTTGAAGATACTACATGTTTATGTCTAAACATACATACATCTTTATCTTCCATTTTATTTAAAATAGTATTATAATCGTGGTAAAAATAAATATCAGAATCAACGTAAGATATATCTATTTCTTTTTCATTTAGTAGATAATATGAAAAGAAAGAAGCTAAAGACCAAATAAAATCATTTCTATTACCACCACCTAATTCAGGTTTTGTTTTAGTTTTTAATACAAGAAAATCGTCATCTTTTTGTACCAAATCATCTATAAAATAAGGTTCAATTTCAGGTAAATTTAATTCTTTTATTTTATTAAATGATTTTTCACATAAACAGAGATAATGTAATTTAAAATTACTAGTAGTTTCTTTCAATGATTCATATAATGTTAAACCATAAAAAAGATAGTTTGAATCAGATAATGTGCATATATTAATCATAAAAATTTTCTTCTAATTTTTTATCAATTATTTTTTGTAGTTTATCAAATTTTGAATTTTCTACAATTTCATCTTTTTTATGCGTACTATTATGCCAATGCCATGTAAAAGATGAAGTAAATAAGTGTTTATTATTCAATAGAGGTTTACTAAACCATTGCGATTCAATTTCTGTACCTAACCCTGGATGTTTATAATTTATACACCATTCAGCATTAAAATACGCACACGGTAAAATGTCAAATTTCATTTTATTTTTATAGACGGAACCAAATAAACTTTTACCCCAACATGTTGAATTTGAAACCATAGGAGAATTTTGCACTTCTTCTAAAAATAGTTCACCTAATTTGCTACCCTTTTTAAGATTCATCACTGTACCACAACAACCTTGCTCTTCAAAATTTAAATCCGATCCCCATACATATAAAAATTCATTGTTTAATAAACAAGACATGTCCCTCAAAAAGACTATATCCATATCAACCCAACAGCCACCGTATTTATGACAGCATAATAATCTCAATAAATCAGAATTTAAGTAATAAAGATTATCTCTTTGATTTATAAAATCTTTACCTTCAACAGGGGTATCTTTTGAAAGCTCGACAGGATCATAAATTCTAAAATCTATATATTTTTTAAAAGGTTTTAGTAATTCATTATCAGTAACATCATAATCTGACCATAAAATTAATTTATGTTTTTTATAGTCTTGCGTTGCGAAATAAGATTTAATGCAAAGCAATTCTTTTTCATTTCTTATTTCAGAATAAATGTGAAAATTATTACTTTGATTATCTTTAACATTTATATCTAAACTCTCCAAATGTTCTAAACATTTTTCATAATCATGATATAAATCTGGTGTATTTTTTATATCTATTTTCATTTTTTATTAGTATCTACTTTATTCCAATCAGGTTCAATTTGCAAATAATTTGATAATTTTTTAACATCTGATATTCTTTCATCAACTAAATCGTGCCATAGTTTATCACTTATTTTATCTTTACCATCACTTAACATTCTATCAGCAACACCATCACGTGATCTTTTACCGAATACCCAATGGTTATGTTGTATATGTATATCTGGACGGTGTTTAACTCTATTAAAAGCTTTGAATGTTTGGTACATCCATTGATCTGACCAATTAATTAAAAATTCTTCCCTACAAAAATAACCTAAAATATCAGTATATTTTTTATGAATAAATGCGTTAACACAAATTTCATCATTATATCTAAAACCATCATAACAATGTACTAATTTTATTTTATCTTCTTCAAGATTGATATCATTAAATTCCTCTAATATTTTTTCATCCCAATTTTGAGTTTTAAATACCATATCATCTCCAATATAACCTAAAATATTACCTTCAGCGTGTGGGTATAAAATATTCCAAATTTTATTTATACCTATAAATTTTTTATCATTTTTAATATATACAATTTTTACAAAAGGTATTGCTTTACAAATTTTTTCTACTATTTCTTTTGTTGGGTCATCTTCATCAATTCCGAAAATTAATTCAACATTATTAATATCTTTAACGGTAGTTATAATTGAACTTATAAGAGTTAATTTTAAATTAAGTCTTTCACGACTCGGTACAAGTAAACTTATTTTATTCATTTTTTTAGATTTTTTAAAAAATTAATTATTTCACTTATTTCTGTATCAGGTACACATCCTTGCCAGGCAGGTAAATAGCCATGTTTTTCTTTAAAAATATTTGCACTATCCATAATTTTTTGTTGCCAATTATCACCTCTTCTTATTGCTGAATTATCTTCACTACACGCTTGTTCTTCAATATAATCTAAACTATTAGCAATATCAGACCACCACCAGTATGGTGTACTATACCCAGCTTTTGCTAATCTATAAGAATGTTCTACATGTTCAAAATTATTTTTATCAAAGTCTTCATCAAAAATACCCACTTTCTTTAAACATTCTTTCGTATAAAAACATACAGCTCCAACACAATGTTGGTTCAAAGCTAATTTAAAATTTCCATAATCTACTACTTTACGAGGTTTTGGTTTACCTTTACTAACACCGCCTTTATTTGCCGGCCCGTGATAAGCAAACATCATATGGTGTATACCAGTCTTTTTATACGCATCTACATATGCTTTAAATGCATTATCTTTAAATATCATATCATCTTCAACAATAAAAATATAATCACAATCTCTTTTTAATAATTCTTTGAAAAGTATATTTTTACTCTTACATACGCCTTGATTTGTTTTATTGTTGATGATTTCTGAACCAGTTGATTGGATAGGTAAATCTCCATCATTTACTATAACTAGCTCATCATACCAATCTTTATTAATACTTGTTAAGCATTTTTTTAGAAACTCATTTCTATTACATGTAACTACACCGATACCTATCTTTGACATTACTTATATTTTATAATAAATAATTAATATGTCAACTGAAATAAGTATCAAACAGTTACCGCAAATTACTGAAATTAATAATGATGATTTATTATTAGTTCAAACACCTAATGCAACAAATACTTTATTGTTTAGTAATTTCGTTATTGGTTTAGATAATACTACTTTTAGTTCAACGATAACGCAAAATTCCACTGATATAGAAACATTGTCTTCGCAGATTGAAAGTCTTTCATCAGATGTTGATTCTTTATCAGGTATTTTTAGATCAGATATTGATACATTATCTACTAATTTAGATACATTATCTACTAATTTAGATACATTGTCAGGGGTATTTTATAATAATACACCGACAACAATTACCGATACATTTAGTGGTATTCCTATTACTATAAACGGTACAACATTTAATATAATAGTATCAGCTACTACCTAATTCATCTTTGATTTTATCTAACTGAGCTTTAAACTCATCTTCTTGTTTTTTAGATAATTCTTGATCCTTCAAAAGTTGTTCCATCATATCAAGGTTTTCAGGACTAAAGATATCTGATTGACCATCTCCACCAATTAAATCACCATCATTATCTAGGTATAGTTTAATCATTTGTATACGTTCTTCTCTTGAACCAAATACTTCAATAAGTGCCGGTGAATCATCTCTAGGAAAGAAAGGATTATCTTGTGGGTGTTCATGATAATGTCTTTGTAAGACTTTGAAGAAACTGTCAATTTCTTTAATGTATGTTTCATCAGTTTCTCTAAAACCATCATCTTCAACTTCAATTTTATTGAATTTTGTCATAGGTATAAAGAAGATAATATCTATATTAGATAAAGCATCTCTAACAATAGGTATGCATTCATCAATAAAATCTTCATCAATGTCATTACCTTCCTGACTCATAGCCCACATTGAATAAACAAGATTATCTAATGGACATCTATCAAATATAACTTTATCACCATCTTTAAACTCCTTTAAAGTATCGACCATATAATCAAGAATTGCTTTTTGCGATTCTTTAGTAGTTTGTTTACTATGTGGTAAACCTTTTTCATTGAGCACATCTCTATACGTCTTAACTTCAAAACCGTAATTAGGCCACTCTTGTAAAAAATCTTTAATTAATGTACTCTTTCCTAAATTAGCACTTCCACTTATAGCAATTCTCATAATATTATTTTAATAAGAAAGATTGATATATCAAGTTTTTATATTATAATTATATTGTGATTAAATTTGATGAAAAGTCTCATACTTATACTTGTAGTAAAACAGGTAGAAAATTAATTTCAGCTACTACATTGATTGGTAAGTATAAAAAACCGTTCGATAAAAAAGAGCATGCAACAAGAGTAGCAAATAGAGAAGGTTTAGATGTTGAATTTGTTTTAGATCTTTGGGAAAAAGAAAAACAAAGAGCTTGTGATTACGGTACTAATATTCATAAAGTTATGGAAGATTACTTAACTGAAGGGGTAGAAGATAAAAAGCATGAATCACTCTATAAGTCTTTTGATAAATGGAAGCATATATTTAAAGGTTATTCAAATTTAATGTGTGAAGAGAAATTATATGACTTAGATAATTTTATCGCAGGTACAGCTGACTTAATTTATGAAAATGAAAAACATTTTATAGTTGGTGATTTCAAAACAAATAAAGCATTTAACTATATATCTTCATATAACGAGTTTATGCTCGAACCTTTGCAGCATTTAGGTGTTTGTGAGTTTAATACATATGGTTTGCAATTATCTTTATATGCGCATATGTATGAAAATTTGTCGGGTAAAAAATGCTCTGGCTGTGTAATATTTTATAAAGATAAGGAAGATAAGTTTTATCCTATTAGAGTCAATTATATGAAGAAGGAAATTATTGCTCTAATAGAACATTACAATAATCCCAATTCACTACTTTCAGAAAATTCTTAATATATCTTTCTCTATCTGGACCATACTTTTTATAATATGCATGTTCCCACACATCAATTCCTAAAATAGGGGTTCCCATATCAAACATTAAAGGGTTATCTTGATTATCCGTTTGAACTATTTTTAAACGATTTCCCGTTTTAACTAACCATACCCAGCCGGAACCGAAATGGGAAATTGCTTGTTCCTTAAATTGTTCCTTAAATTTCTCTACGGAACCATATTGTTTTTCCAATAAATCCTTAATATTTCCTCTTATTGGATGTTTTTTTGGAGTCATCATGTTCCAAAATAGTTGATGATTATAAGCTCCTCCAGCATTGTTCCTTATTGCGTCTTTTCTTTTAGAGGAACTCTTTACTAACTGTTCCAGTTCCGGTTTTTTTGCTCCTATAGCATCATTTAGCTTTTTTACGTACCCTTTATAGTGTTTATTATAGTGCAATTTCATTGTTTCTGCATCAATATATGGCTCTAAACTATCAAAATTATATGGTAATTTTACAGGTTTATAACCATCAAACTGCTCTAAAATCATATTTGACAATAAATCATATTTCATTTTTTACCTCCTTTCATATTTGCACACCAATGATACATTTTGCCTTTTTCTCCTCCGTATTTTTTAGCTTTTTTTCTTAATTCTGTAACAGATCCCTTGCAGCTAGCACCTGCTCGCTTAACTCTACCTGGTCTGCTTTTACCTTTTACCTTTTTATCAGCATAATTTTCAAAATATGTACTAAAATTAATCATTTTCTCTCATTCTTTGCGTTTTTTTCTTACTAGCTTCTTTCTTCTTACTTATGTATTTATAAGCAGAACGTAAACTCTTCTTTTTTTCAGGATCTTTTGTTCTTCCTGCAGCTGCTCTCACTCTTTGATGTATTAAATTTATTATTTGTGATTGCCTTGCATGTGATTTTGATTTAAAAGATGATTTATTTAAAGTGTCTCTTATATCTGAAACGGTCCTAAACTTAACACTTACCGTATCTTTAGGATTTTCATCTGTATATAATCTTCTACCAGAACCTTTAGGTTTTTTACCTGTACCTTTTTTAGGATCTGCTTCCAATAATATTTTTTCTACTAAAGTGTTAAATTTCACATAAATATTTAATGAAAATATATAAAATGTCATGTTTGGACTTATTACAATGCTACTTACAACACTCGGCGCGACAGGTATGGGGTCGATGCTCAAGATTGTTGCAGGTACAATACAATCAATCAATGACTCGAGACAACAAAAAGCACAAAGAGAGTTGGCAAGAGACCTTGCCTTGTCAAACGCAAATGCATCATTTCAAAAAGCTGTTTTCGAAGGCGGAAGCGAGCAAGAAAGTATGTTTACCCGTGGTACTCGCAGGATCATTGCTCTTATCGGGATGCTCAACTTTGCCACGATTTCCATTCTCTGCACAATCTGGCCCTCAGTTACCCTCGTTACCTTCACACCACCAGAAAATAAGGAATCAATCTCAATCTTTTATGGACTCATCAAAATCCCAAGTGGAGCAGATGTCACCACAGCAATCACAACAGGACATATCTCTTTGGTCTCAATCGCCACTTTGGGAGCGATAATTGGATTCTATTTTACTCCTGGTGGAAAAAATTAATTACTTAGAGGTAGCTCTATAAACTTGATCCCAATCTTCACCTGGATCGTTTTTTTCTAAATCAGCTACTCTATCTAACATTATATTATAATAAAAATTTAATATAGAATTTTCATCAACTAACTGAGTTAATAATTTTTTAGCTTTAACCCACTCCCGGGTTTTATAATACTTTAAGAAGTTTTCATGTTTAAGATGATTAAATTTATCTGTTAAAACTGTATAGATTATTATACCTTCTTTTTTACCTTTGACAGCTATTTTATCTAATTCAATAAATGTAAATTTATCTTCAATATGTTTAATAGTTTCTTGGCCTAATAAAATTTTTACACCATATTGTTTAGTTTGACCTTCTAATCTCGCAGATAAATTAACAGCATCTCCTAAACATGTATAATCAAATCTTTGATCAGATCCCATGTTACCTACAACAACATTACCCGTGTTAATACCTATACCAATTGCTAATTCTTTTTTACCTTCTTTTTTAAGTTGAATGTTTAATTCATCGAGACTTTCATACATCTTTAATGCAGTTTCTATAGATCTTATTCTATGAGATATCATATCTCCTTTGATTGGTGCATTCCAAAATGCCATTAACGCATCACCAATATATTTGTCAATTGTACCACCTGATTCCATTACTAAATGAGTCATCGGGGTAAGATATCTATTAATTAATCGGGTTAGGTCTTGTGGGTTATCTTTAAATTGCTCACTTATAGTAGTAAAACCTCTTATATCAGAAAACAAAATAGATAATTCTTGTGTATCACCTCCAAGTTTTAACATATCAGGATTTTTTTGTAGTTTTTTTACTATTTCAGGTGCTAAATAATGTTCAAATTGTTTTTTGATTAAAATTTTATCATTGTATTCATGTATAAATCTAAAGAATATAGCTAAAGTGAATACTATAAAAATACTATAAATAGGGTATGTAAAATCGTACAATAAATTATGCGCACTGAATAGCCAGAAACCATATATAGGTAACGATATAATAACTACACTTATAAGTAAACTATTAATAACCCATAGAAACTTAAGAGCACATATCGTTAATAGTAAGCTGAGTACTAAAGTAAATATTATTTCATATAATGTAGATTCTACCGGTCTTACTAAAGCATTATTATTAGCTAAAGTTTCTACAACTTGTAAATTCAATTCATGGCCACTACTAACATTTATTGGGGTTGCTACTGTATTTGATAAGCCTTCAGCAGTTAAAGCAATAACTGCAATCGTATCTTTTACTATTGACCAGTCTTTATCGACTAACGATATTTTATTAAACTCTGTATCGTAGTTTATCCAAACTCTTGCATTTTCATCAGTTTCAAACGTACCTACATTTTTTAATCTAATTGCTTGCACACCTGCATGATCAACTTTAACTTGATACGATCTATCATCTACAAGACTTCTTAAAATTTCCATTGGTAAAGTTGGATACACTTCATCTTTAACTTGAACCATTAAAGGCATTCTCCTAACCACACCATCTAATTCTGGAGCTGTTACAGTCATGCCTATACCTGTGGAAAATATACCCACATTTTCTATCGGACCAATACCGTTAGGGTAATCAAATAACCAATCATTTAAGTTTACGGATCCAATAGTGGTTATGTTCTGTGATACTAATTTTCCTTTACCCTGTAGTGCAGCAGACTGTGCAGTCACGACAGGATAATGAAATAAAATATCCGTAAAAGTTTTATCACCACCTAATCTATCTTCTTCAGCAAATAAAATCGGTAAAACTACTAAACCTGCACCTTCAAAATATGCTTTCTCAATATAATAAGCTAATATATCTCTCTTCCATGGCCATTGACCATATTTTTCTAAACTAGATTCATCTATTTCAATTATAGTAAACAAATCAGATTTTTTTATGTTTTGTGTTTTTTGGTAAAAATCTAAACCTTTTAATCTTAAAATTTCTACAGGATAAGGATCATATATTCTAAGTAAAGAAAACAATACTGCAACTAATGTACAATATAAAAAGGGTTTAATTTTTTTAAGTTTCATTGCTGAATAATATTTATAGACACACTTCCACCAGCGTTCAAAACACCTTCTGTAATGGTACCTTTGTTATCATATTTTAATGACACATCCGATACTGATGGTACAATTAATTTAATTTTATTTTCATTATCTGAAGTAAAAGTAGCTTTATCATCTTCAATTTCAAAAATTGAATTTTGATTTTCATTATCAAAATCTATATATGATGCTTCTTCTTTAAAGTCATCTAGATTATCTTTTTTAGTTTTTTCATTATCTACTTTATCTTTAATTTGATTTTCTATTTTTACATTATTATTTTTTCTATTTTCATCTATTAAAGGTTTTGAAGGTAATGTAAGAGTCGATGCAACTGATGTTACCTCAAAAGCTTTAGTTAATACGACTGACCCGGTTGCATTAGAAACTTCAATAGACCCTACATATATGTTTCCATTATTATCTTGAGAAGGTAAAAGAGTAAAAGTACTTTCGCCAGTTTCTTTAACTATTATTTCAAAATCAGTACCTCTAACTGATACTGAAGCGGTAGGTGTAGTTATTTTAATATTTTCTTTACTATTTTTAGCGATTAAACCAGATGTATATCTAAGAGTACCGAATGATGCTTTTAAATTAACTTTACCTTTTTTAGTATTACCATCATATACAAATTCATCTATTATTAATGTTGAATATTTTGATATTGAAACTTTAGTATCATCGACAAATATAATTTTTACTGAACCGTCTAAAGTTTCTATCTTATCATTCATTTTAACTGGTGTATCGATCTCAGTTAAATATTTTTTTGAATTTCTAGTGATTTGAGCAGGTTGAGACTGAAAAGAAACCTCCCCGACTTTAGCTAAAGCTGAGGAGGTTAATAAAATGAAAACAAAAAATATATTAAGGATTGACTTGAAGATGTCCTTGTACAAAATCAGGTGTTGGAACTGGTTGAGTGTAACTTCCATCAAAATTACTTATTGTACCAAGTCCTTCCAATCCAGCGCTATATGTCCCGTCAGATTGAATAATTGTAAAAGTTGTATCATGTCCATAATGTGTTAATTCTAGTGTTTGATATTCTGAACCTGACTGCACTAAATTAAAAATATTACCATCTCCTTGAATTTCTACTGTCTGGCTATGCCCTAAACCTAAATTTCCTCCTTCTTGAATTGATGTAATTATATTACCTGATCCTATAAGTGAAATATCAGAATAAGCTGCAATATTATCATTAAGATAAAAATCTAATGTATTACCATTTCCGATAATATAATTTTTAAGATATTGTTGTGTTATATTCGAAGGTTCTAAAGATGTGTCATCTTTCTTAATAGAAATATCATTACCATTACCTAATATAGTATTAAGAAAGATATTACGATCACCTGTTACTAAAATATCTTGTAAATTACCATCACCTTCTATATATAAATCAAAATCAGTTTGATCACCATCCCATACAATATCTAATTTATTACCATTACCGATTTGAGATATATCAAAATCACTATTATCACCAGCAATAGTAGAAATTAGAGTTGAAGCACCGATCCGATTACCAGAACCAACTTGAGTAATATCAAAAGTACCAGTTGTACCTTCTTGTTCTAAATAAATTTCATTGTTTGCAAGAGCAATAGTGGTAGTTAATAATAATGATAGTAGTGTTGTTTTCATATGAATATTTATGAAATTTTAACACAAATTTTATTAATTAATAAAATTCCATAAACCTTTATCGTCACCTTGTATCATTAAGTCAATAATGCATGCATCTATAGCTTTTCTCGTTGCTATTGAAACTCTTTCGTTTCTTGCATAACCTATTTCAGCTTCACCATAATCATTAAACTCACCTAAATTTAACTCATCTGTATCAAAATATTTAAAAAATGTGGCGCCGGTACCGACACTTAAAATAGTTTTACTAATTGTTGAAGATAATAATATTTGACCTGAATTTACACTTACAAATCTCATTGAAACTGTAACATTATCTTTTCTATATTGTTTTGAAGCTCCTATACCTAAAAAACTAGCTCCGATACCTCCAGATACAATATTGCTTTCATATGATATGATACCACCTTCTACTAACATACCAGCAAACAATAAAGCTCCTATTTTTTCTTCTTCTTCATTGAAAGATTTTCTATTTGTTTTTATAATATTTCTCTCGTTAATTAAATTAGCAAGATTTGCTCTTTCAACAACTTTAAACCAATTACCATTTCCAGCTTCAATTAATGATTCAATTACCCAAGCTTCACCTCCTTGCGTAACTGCAGATGAAAAAGATGCATAATTATCAGCAGTCTTTCTTTGACCTGTTTTATCATCAAATGAATAAACTGCTACATATATTGGTGCTTCTTTTATATTTTTCATATCACCTTGTTTAATCATATAAGGTGGTTTTTGTACCCATGGAGGGTTTTGTATAGGTGTAGATACACACCCAACCATTAGTAGTAAAGTTAAACTAATTAAAATTTTTATCATGGAGTGTCTGATGCTGCTGGTGTTGGTATGTAAAGAGAACCTATAGGTATTATAATACTTGTCGTCGAACCATCAGTAAAATCTATAATAGATAAATGAATTGAATCATCAGATGATTGATACCATGTTATTTCACTATCTTCAATTGTAAATGTACCAGTATCTAAACCGTCATCCGCAAATAATTGTTCTGTAACTTGCTTTGCTAACTCGGAATAAATTCTAGCTTCCAAACTCGATATAAATGTGTTTACAGCTGAACGCTCTTCTGCAAGTTGAGCTTGTAACTCAGCTGCTTCAATTTCATCTTTTATAGCTTTTTTTCTATTAAAAGATATTTGTTCTATTGTTAATTTATGAGACGAATAACCCACCCCTGTAAATGTTGGTGATTTAAATTGAAAAATAATTTCACTACCTAATAGTAATATTGGTAATAGAATTAAAAAAAGATATTTAAACATTAAATTATTTATTAACCTTTTTTAATAAATCCTCTTCTTTCTTTTTAAACTCTTCTTCTAAACGTGTACGTCTCTCATGTTCTTGTAAAATCATTTTAAGTTTAATATTGAGTCTTATCATATCATTATCTAACATTCTAACTTTATCAATTAAACCTATAAGAGTTTTTTTCGATTCACTTATTGTAGGTGAGATTTCCTTCGTTACCCATTGCCAAACGTAATATACAAAATAACCTAACCCGATTGCAGCTATGATAGGAAAGCCAAAATCCTGTACAAGTTTACTGAAATGATCTATCATTTGATCATTCATATTAATCCTTTCTTGCGTCTTCCTTTCCTTCTGAAGCAGCTATTCTATCAAGATTTGGTTCAACTTTAAAAGCATGAGATATTAAAGTATCAATTTTTACTATTTCATTAGTCATTACATCTACTCTATTTTGTAAACTACTGATCATTCCTCCTAGACCTGCTACTGAATCTTTAACACCGTTTAAAATAAATTTTAAAATTATAAAAATAAATAAACCAGAGGCAAGGGAACCAGCAATCGGAAAACCAACTTCTGTTAAAAATCTAATAAACCCGCTCATATAAGTATTTATGGAAAAATATACGTTGAACAAAAAAAATTGATTAGTAAATAATATATTATAAATAATATACTTGAGATATGGAACAATTAATTTTACATCTAACAGGTGATTATCTGTTACAGAGTGATTGGATGGCACTCAATAAAATTAAAAATAGTAAAGCTGCAGCAACACATGCATTAGTCTATTCGTTACCATTTCTATTATTACAACCTTCATTTACCGCGTGGTTTGTAATTTTCTTTACACATTTTTTAATTGATAGATTTGCTTTAGCTAAGTATGTTGCATTTATAAAAACAAAAATAGCTCCTTGTAATTTTTGGCCATCCTGGAAGGATTGTGAAGTTAATGGTTACCATAAAGATGTACCTGTATGGTTATCTACTTGGTTATTAATTATATCAGATAATACATTACATCTTATAATTAATTACCTAGCTTTAAAATACCTATAAAAAACACTACCAATCGTAACTGGTAGTGTGCTTAAGTGCTATAAAGACGACTTAAGGGGTGAATTAATCTACTCGAGGTTTAGTAGTTTTTCTCTTAGCTCTAGGTTTAGTTGTTTTCTTCTTAGATTTTAACTCTTCCAATTCAGCTTGTGTTTTAGCAGCTAATTCTTTAGCTTCCGAAACTACTTTATTTACCTCATCTAAATTTTTTCTAGTGACTAATGCTCCTACAATAAAACCTCCAACAAATATTAATATTTCAATTATCATAATAATTATTTAGTTTTATCTTCTTTTGTTTTCCAGAAATATTCATCTGTGTCACCTAAACGGTATTCAAATCCATTCTCTACTTGATAAAATTCAGTACTAACCATAAAGTCTGGTGTTTTAGGATTTTGTGGGGTTAAAGAGTTATCATACACTCTCATTCTATTATTAGGGTAAAGAGCATATTGACCATTTTCCAATTCTATAACGTTAAATGATTTATGTTCAGCAGGTACTTCTGATGTAGAATAATCTGGTTGATCGGTATTAACATGATAATTATCCAAAGTAAACATGTATGTACCCTTTACGATATCATGCGTCCTTGTAAACACTTCGAAGTCCATACTACCAATGAATTGTTTATATATACAAGTAACTCCATAATCCATGCAATTCCAAAACTGTAGATTAGGCAAATCATAATCAGGTGTTGGTGTTTCTGGAGATGAAACAAAAGCAGTAATTGGTAATTTATCATACACTGCACCGTATTCTGGTAAAAATGTTTCAAAGTAAAATGCTCGACCCGGTATACTTTTTGCTGATACCCAGTGACCTTCTACAAACTCACCATGCCCATCTTTCCCATCTCTGAGATATTCTTTTCTAACATATACCTTTGTATTAGGTAAATTACATATTAACTGACTCATAAATTATACCTTGAGGGCCATATCCCAGATGACTAATTGTAATCTAGGACTAAATTTAAAATTATGCTTCTTACAAAGTTCAGCTACCATTGGTGACTTCTCTGTATGCTCTTCTCTACTACCACAACAAGGCATTAACCAAATGTTATCCCTACTAACTAAACCATTATCGATATATTTTTCGAATAATTCATCTAAATCTTCTTCACTATTAATAACAAACTTAAAGCAACTATTTCTTTTATTATGCCATTCCAATACATCTGGTTTATATCTTCTTTCTTCAGGGTCACCATTATTACTCATTTTAGGGGATACAGTAAAAGTAGCAAAATATTTTTCCTCCCAATCTTTCATAGGTTGAAGAGTACCGTTAGTCTCAAAATCTATATGAGGAAAGAAATTAAACCTCTCAACAAATGAATCCATCCATTTAAATAGTCTTTTTTGTTGCAATAAAGGTTCACCACCTGTAATTTTCAATATTGCACCGTCTTTTAAATTTTTAACAAATTCATTATTTTCAAAATAATTATTTAATTCATCAAAAGTATATCTATTTTTCACTGACCATGAAACGAATGAATCACAACCATGAGGTGAATCTTTCGAAGCGAACCCTTTACATGTAAGATTACACATTGCCATTCGCATAAACACTGAAGGTTCACCTACATACTTACCTTCACCTTCAACCGTATAAAAAACGTGATCATCACTTAAACTTAGAATTTCATTACTCGACATACTTTTATTATAGACTAAAAAGTAATATAATCAAATATTAATTATTATTTATTTCATTTTTACATTTTTGACGCATGTTGTAACGTTGCAGTTTTCATACTAAATATTTGTGAATGGCAAAGAAAAAACGTGCTAAAATGAAGGAACAAATTCTAGATTTACAGGAGTTCTCAGGTAGAAATTGGGACACTGATTTTAAAATAAATAGTGATTATACATTTAATTACCTCCAAGAAAGTTTCCTTCAAACAATATTAAGAAAAGATACCCATATGGTTTTTTGCGACGGCCCAGCTGGTTCAGCTAAAACATATATTGGTATATTAGCAGCATTGCAGCTACTCAATGATAGGCAAATAGATAATATAATTTATATTAGATCTATTGTTGAAAGTGCTTCAAGGAGTATGGGTGCTTTACCAGGGGAAATAGATGAAAAATTTGCTCCTTGGTCTGCTCCTTTAATTGATAAACTTGAAGAACTTGTATCACCTGTTGTTAAAAAGAACTTAATGCAAAAAGGTTTCATTAAATGTATACCTGTTAATTTTACAAGAGGTTTAACATTTAGAAATAGCGTTGTTATCGTGGATGAAGCACAAAATATGACAAAAGACGAATTAACTACTATATTAACAAGATTCGGGAAATATAGTAAGTATATTGTTGTTGGTGATTCAAATCAAAGTGATATAAACGGAAAATCCGGTTTTAAAAGAATTGTTGATGCATTCAGCGATGAAGAAAGTGATAATAATGGAATATATTCATTTCAATTTACCCAAAATGAAGTGGTAAGAAGTGAAATACTTAAATTTATCGTTTCTAAATTAGAGAATCTCACTTAATTCTTTTAAAGCATCCTCCAAACCAACATGACGAACTACATCTACAGGCTTAGACTCTTTTTGATCCTCTTTAACATTTACTTGATTTTGTTTTTCGATTAAGTCATTCATTTGACTAAAAACATCACTTTCAAGTTTTACTAAATTAGGATCTCTTTCACGGGTAGCAGGTATACCAGATGAAATACCTGTACGATTTATAGAAGTTTTATTAACTTGATTAGAATATATATCCTGTAAACTCATTACGAGTTACCCCAAGAAGTCCCTGCAAAAGGATCATTTAGACCTGTCGTTACTTTATTATTAAGAGGTGGAGTTTGAGGTTGTTCTGCTTTAACTTCATCGCTTTCAATTGCTGTAGCCATATCTTCGTAGTATTCGTCTACATTATCTTCCACCTTTAAAGTAATTTCACCTAATGATTCTTCATATATAGCACTATTACCTTCATGCTCCCAAACTTCCACTTTAATGACTCTGACTCTATTATTTGTTTGTTCAGTTACAAATTTATTAGTTGTTTCATAAACCCATTCAGCAGTTCTTTCAATACCTACGCCTTTTTCAGCAATGCGAAGATCAATCATACCTTTTTCAGACATCAACTTAAATGTATCTAATTCAGGGTCATCAGCTGCAACAACAGTTGTATGATCATATTGTTTTTCTAAAAGCTTTTTAATTTCTCTACAACCACCAAAATCATAGATCCAATTCTTATCATCTAATTCATCTGCTGTAAACCATAACTTACATTGTAAACGGTAACCGTGAATTAATTTACAATGACTATCTGCTCTCCATTGACGGAAAGCTGTACTACCCATAGGAATAATCTTAGTTGAAATATATCTCATAAATATATTATGATGTAATTAATCTAATAATCAACTTTTTTTAAAATAATAGTTGATTTTATTTTTCTAAATATTAAAATTCTTTAGAGATAGAAGGGACGAGATAATCTATTAACTACCTTGAAATTTTATTTCTCTTATATTTTTTTTCATTATTGTATAATTAGAACTATTTTTTCTACCGGTATCATTAACTACCACTGCATCATCTGTAATTTTTATTATTTTTACTATACGTGCAACATTATCACTTTTATTAGTTTTTAATATGATACCTACTTCATCCCCTACTTTAAGTCTATTAATATCATTTTTTATACCTTTTAATTTGTTTGGTTTTTTGGAGTAATCACCTTTCATTAATTTTTGTTGAGCTGAACGAGCTTCTATTTCAGCTTTTTTTGCTTCTGCTTCTGCTTTTCTAGTTTCTGCACTTCTTATTCTATGTCCACGTGTACCTGGAATAGCTGCAGCAACTCGACTCAAAAAACCTCCCGTAGCTTTTCCTATTCCGGTTGGTTGTTTAGGACCTTTTATTTCATTTAAAACTTTATTGAAATTACCTTCTTCAAATATTTTATTAATTTTATCTGATTTTTTTAGGTCGAAGTGTTTTTCAGTTTTTTCAAATAATTCTTTATCCGTCATTGAAATATTTAATCTATAGTTTATAATAGTATTATGTCTGATAGAGTAAAAAATTACGAATGGTTAGGTGATGATGATGAACTTACTGGTGAGAAGGATGTCGTTGCTAAACAAATAATGGGTGAAGAATATAGTAAGAGTTATTTTCCCCCTATTAGAGTTTACGATGACAATGTAAAAGCAGATAAGAAGTACATTTCATCGTTACCTGATTTGCAAAACGGTCCATCAAGTTTGATTCAAGGCGCTCCTGTACCTATTCAACAAGTTGGCATACATAATTTTAAGTTACCTCTAACATATAAGAAGAGAGATGGTAAGACAATTGAATTGGAAACTAGTGTTACTGGTAGTGTAAGTTTAGAAGCTCATAAAAAAGGTATTAATATGTCTCGTATTATGAGAAGTTTCTATGATCATAAGGATGAAACATTTAGTATTAGTAAGATTAAAGACGTTCTTGAAACATATAAGAATAATCTTAAGAGCTTTGATTCGCGTATTATGCTTAAAATTTCATATCCTATTAAGCAAAAGAGCTTACGTAGTGGTTTAGAAGGTTATCAATATTACGACGTTGTATTTGAAGGTGATCTTACCAAGGATGGTCAATTTAAAAAGTATATTCACTTTGATTTTGTTTATTCATCTGCATGTCCTTGTAGTTTTGAATTGAGTGAGCATGCTGAAAAGTATCGTAATAGAGCTACAGTACCTCATAGTCAACGAAGTGTAGCACGTGTTAGTGTAAAGTTCGACGACATGCTTTGGGTAGAAGATTTGCAAGAGTTATGTTTAGCAGCTCTTCAAACTGAAACGCAAGTAATGGTTAAGAGAGAAGACGAACAAGCATTTGCTGAAAAGAATGGTGCTTATCTTAAGTTTGTTGAAGATGCAGTTAGACTTCTATACGAAAAGCTTAACAATGAATCACGTATTAAAGACTTTAAGATTGTAGCTTCTCATAATGAAAGTCTCCATAGTCATAACGCAGTATCCGTTATCGTTAAAGGTGTTGAAGGCGGTTTTACCGCTGGTGTTGCAAGAGATATTTTTGAATCAACTGGATTGAGATAATCAATCCAGGTTGTTTTCAGCACTTACATCGATTATACCACCGAGTTGTTCGATAAAATCTTTACCGACGAGTATTTTATACTCGTTTTCTTCTCTATCACCTATTGAGAATTTGGTATTGGGGTAAGTTTTATCACCTATCTCAATATCAAATTCTACTACTGGTCTTTCTTCAATATTACCGGAACCAATATTGATATCAATAAATTCAATAACACGTTTTTTAATAGTCTTACCATCTACCGTTTCAAAAGTAACATGAGATTTACCTTCATAGTTATCATCAAGACCACTATACTTTAAATTTATACCATGTAAGACATTATAAGCCCCATTGCCGCTATCAATTTTAGCTTCAATGGGACCTAATTCTTTAAAAGTTATAGTTTCTATTAAACCGAGCGGTTTGTTAGATTCAAAGAATTTTTTAAAAGTGATCACACAATTATTTATTCTTTACCAGAGTTCTTCTTATCTTGAATCTCTTTTCTAATAACTTTTGTAAGCTTTGCAATCTCTAATAGAGCTTTTCTAGCTCTAGTACCTGCAGAAGCGTTACCTTTTTCTTCAAACTTTTCAATTTCTTCTTGAAAAGTATTATATTGATCTGTTAGTAATGTAATATTATCTTCTTCCATAATAATCTATTTATATGATAGAGTTACTATTTACCAGACTTTTTCTTCCAACTAACTCGTTTAGAGCCCTTTTTCTTATACATTTTACCTTTTATCTTTTCACATGCAGCTTTAGTAGGTCTACATGCAGGGTAACTACCACCAGCTTTTTTAGATTTTCTACCGCAAGGTCCACCAGTTTTACAATTTATCCAACCTTTAAATTTTTTACCTGTTTTTGGATCAGTACCACCTCTTTTAAACCACTGATGTAAACTATCACTAGCTTCATTTAAGTAATAATTAACTAATTTATCGAAGTTCATTTACCTTTAGCCTTTTTCGATGCTTCAAGTTTTTTACCTGCTTTAACAGCTTTTTTATA